CGTCCTGCATCGTCTCGATGCTCAGACGCCACAAAGGCGAACGGTAGGAATATACAACGCTGTCGGCTTTACCCGGAGCAGAGATACGAGTTTCGCTCGAAGACGTGTCAGCGGATTCACCAACAACCTGCGCGACATTTTCGATGTCACCGTAGGTCGGGATTTCCGTGACGCGGCCGTTTGTTGAATTCAGCATGCTCACGGCGTCCTCGTCAAGGAAAGCGTCGTGGGCAGCCATTGCCGCATACGTTTCCTGAATGAATTCCGTTGGCACGAATGTTGCGCCGAGTCCGGTGTACGTGCCGATGCGAGCGAGAATGTCGCCCTCAACTTCCGTTGCGGTACGCTTTTCGCTTTCAAGCTTCAGGAAGGTCTGCCACGCTTCCGCCTTGGCGCGTGATTCGGAGACCGGAGCTTGACGCTTGATTTTTGGGAGACCGGAGCCCGCGATATGCTCGTTGGCTTCGTCGACCATGAGGTCTTGGAGTGTGACTTCACCAGTTTTCAAAAGTGAAATCTGCGACAGGAGTAGAGCGTAGCGCTTTTCCTCTTGTGATGTGAGTTTGGAGCGGTTGGCCAACTCAGACGCTTCGCGAGTGAGCGTGGCGAGTCCGCGTACATCGATTTTCATTGTGTTTCCTTTCAGGGTTTGTGGGTTTGAACTGCGTTTACAACAGCGCGATGTTGAGCAACTGACGGCGGCGGGCGATGGCCTCGACTGAATCCGTTTCATCTTCCTCAGCATCAAAATCAAATTCTTTGGGGATTTCGATCAGGCTGCGGTTTTCAAACCGCGCAGCCACGCTCGTGTTTGGATACGCCGGATAAGTCACAGCGGACACGTCGGAGAGTTGGGAGATATTGCGAATCTTGCGAAGCGCCGTTTTCTTCCCGCGCTCGTCGTCGTCAACCATTTCCCATTCGTCGTCGCCTTGCTCCGTTCCAAAGCCAAAAGAACATCCGTGCATGTCGCCGCGTTGAATGCTCACGTAAGCGGAGCGGGCTGCCTCTGTGTCGGGGAAATCACATTCGAATTCCAAACCGGCGGCAGTGTCGCGAAGGCGAAGCGTCCCTGAACTGACGCGGCCAAGCAATTTGTTCGGGTCGTGGTTAATCAAAAACGCGGCGTCCTGTTTCGATTCGACTGCCTTGCGAAAAGCGCCTGGCATGAGAACTTCTTTGAAAGCGCTGCGAGAACCGCGGCCAATGACGGTGGGATTGCCGTACCTTGCAGCGAGACCACTGACGCGCATAGCTTTGCCAGCAGCTCCGACTGCGCGAATTTCACCTCTGATTATCCGAGTTTCCATTTCATCTTCCTTTGGGTTGGGGTTTGTATTGCTAGAAAGCGTTTAAGTTCGGCGTTGGAGCAGTAGCCGGGCGCGATTTGCCAAGCAGTCCGTCCACGAAAGTCTGAACGCGGATGCCCAGTTTGATTTGCAGCGCTTCAAGCCGCTGGCTGAGTTCTTTCGGCATCGTGCTAACGTCGTGGCAGTGATGAATCTCAAGTTCGAGCTTGGTCGTTGTCCAAATCGTTTTGCACCCAGAACAGGAAAACCGCACGTAAGGCATGCCGTCGTGCTGCGTTTGATGCAGGCTCCAACGCTCAAATTCGGGAATGTTGTGGAAGCCGTCCACTGCTTTCTGTTTTTCGACGCGCTGCCGTTCAGACGCGCTCATACCTGCTACCAACTCGTTGTACTGTTTTTCAATACTCATTCGTTTTCTCCCTGCCTTGATTTCTCTTCCACGTGTTACCACTCGTTGTGCGTGTCTTCGCGCGTCTCGACCGCTGTGCTGCTCGGTCGAGTCTCTACAAAACGTCCGCCGCGACGAATCATGTCTTTGAAGTACGGATGCATGCCAATTTCAATCACCGCGAAGTGGGGCTCGGTGTCACGGATGCCGCACGCTTCGTAGAACGTCCTCATCGCAGCATTTGCGCCATTGACGGCGGCAATTAGGCGGTGAACCTCGGCTTCGGGCAGTTTAGGTCTGATGCTCATCGTGTTGCTCCTATGCGCTCTCGTAGAGCAGCTCTTTTGTTTTCGGGCCAACTCTGCAAAATTTGCGCGCGTATGCCCTTGGGAAGGGCTGCGAACTGCGGACGGGATGCCTCAGTTAGTTCGCGGTCATTGATAATTTTCTCGGCGAGTAGATAGCAATCCATCGGGTCGAGCGTGCGAAAGTCAATTCCCGCTGCTGCGAGCAAGTGGGCATTTTCACGAAGGCTCATCTGTTGTCTCCATCACTATCGGAGCAGGGACTAGAACCGGGCGAGGTTCTGCCTGCAAACCGCTGAGATCGCTGCCAAAGAGGGCTGCCATGCTACCGGGCACGACACGTTCACCGGGATTTGCGGACGTAGGCTTCACAGCATCTCGGGACTTTGGACTGAGGCCAAGTTCTCTCAAAATGGCAAACATCTGACGTGAACATGAGTCAGCTACACTGCAAGCCTCGTTCTTCTTGCGGGTTGTAAACTTGTCGCCCTTGTTGTCGGTGCGGGTGTACTCGCAAATGACGCCATCGCGCCGAATCTCTGCCATCGCCAGCTGCCATTGCTCTGTCAGACATGCGTACAAATAAATCAGCTCGCAATCTGCGGGTGTGACTGTCCGGCGTTGTTCGAGCAGTGCAACGATCCGCTTGAAAACAATTTTTTGCTCAGGCGTAATCCCTTTTGGGAACTTGGGACGCCCCGCCTTGACGTAGCTCTCGATGACCTTTGCAGGTGCAGCGGGCTTGGTGCCATGCAACTGATGCAGAGCTTCACTCTTTTTGGGGAATGCCATCAGTGACCGTCCGAGTGATCGACGCACGCAATTTCGTAATCGGTGTGCGTGCCGTACACCGTACCGTGCGGAAGGTCGTCGGTTGTGTCCGCTTCGCTGATGTCGGAGACGTGCTCAACAACGGAACCATCCGAGAAGGTGCCGCGAAAACCGTTGAACTGAAGCTTGATTGTGTTCGCCAGCGTCTTGGCTCCGCCGTAAGTCGAACCCCACGACGCGATGCGGTAGCGGACAATCATCAAACGATTCGGTCCGTCTAAGCTCTGCTCGTTGTTGCCGGAAATCTGCATGTACACAATGAACGGCAGCGTGGGTTCGTCGACACTCGCCTGTTGCGGGAACACGCCCGGAGTTTTGTCACTCCGCGTGCCCGGCGTTCCGATGAGCGCTTTAATCGCTGTGTTGGTACTCAGGAAATTCTGGAGGCCTTCGCCGAACATTAGCTCACCGTCGTTTCCGCAGGCGTTGGCGGCTGCTGTTTCGAATCGTTGATTTCCACGCAGAGCAGAACGAGCATCTTGGTCCGTTGGTCAGGATTGACGACCGCTGTGATTTGAAACGTCTTGCCGTTGAACCAAATGCGGCAGCTAGCGTCCACGTCGCTGAAATATCGAATTGTCACCCGGAGATTCACTTCCGACATGAACGAATCACTCGTCAGCATGTCGCGACCGTTGAGCGTGTCGATTTGCGCCCACGCGTTGTGAAGAACTTGCCAATTTGTGAGGTCTTGGGGAACGCCGCCAAACGAATCGACCGTGCCGTTCGCCTTAACGATTTGAATGCGGTGCCGCAATTTGCCGGCGGCGAGATGCGATAGAAACACGTTATCTCCGAAAATGCGGTGGGGCAGAGGGAGGGTCTGCCCCGTTCCGCTCGTCGCAAACCCCGGAGACGGGCCGGGGTGCGGCGCTTCAACTGCGTGGGAAACGCTAAGTGAAGTTCGTAGAAATTTTGGCTGATGCGTTTCCCAATCTGCTCGCAGGTGTTAGGGGTTTATGTCTGCGGAACTCACCGGGATCTCATCGCGAAAACGATTCGAAGAAGATGGGAAGCCAAGCCCCGGAGCACAAATCTCCAAGGACAGCTCGCTCGTCAAGCCCACAGACGTCAGAAAAACTCTCGCAGCGGTTTTTGGCGATGATGCAAAATCGTTTCGATACCCCCACGGGGGTCCATCGCAACGTCTGGCGTCTCAACGAGATAGATTGACTCGACTCATCGGTCTCTCGATTCCACATCGAGGGCGTCGCCACAGAGCACACGCCCAGCACTCGACTACTACAGCGACAAGGCGATGGTATTTGGACAGTGTTTGGGACAAAACGATTGGCGTTTGAGCCGCCATTTACAGGGCGATAGCGCCTAGGGAGACGAGTTGGAGGGTTAGGAGAAGAGGGAGCCGGGGCGAATTTGCTCAGACTTCTTCAGGAGGAGTCGGTGCCACCCGCCCACGGCTACACTCCAAGGTGGAATCCATCGTCACTGTGTGAGGGGTGCGCGCTTACTGTAAACCGACCGACCGTAACGCCTTTGTGACCAGCGCAGCCAGCTTCTCGTCGTACTCTTGGTATCTCCACTCGGTGACTTTGCCGAAGCGGAAGCTCGGCACTGCCAGCGCTTTCCTGACGTTCGTAGCGTAAGGGATTTCTGTGGTCGAGTAATCGAAGGCTACCAAATCATCGGCGACGAAGCCCGCGTCGTAAAACAAGATTTCCTTGCGGTCATTCACCGTTAGAAGGCCGCCGACTCCAGCAGGAGGAAATGGCGTTACCCGGCCGGGGAGTGCTTGATGGTTTGTGAAAATGGATTGATTGAAATCCCGCCACCACAACACGTTGGCAAAGTTTGTCATGGTTAGATGAACCTTCCGGTGGAGAGGGAATAAGGGCGGTCTTTCTTGAGAGCCTCTTTGCACGCGAGCCAGCGCTCATACACTTTTTCAGGCAGCCGCGTTTGAAGGCCACAGTGTTTGATAGACGTGACCAGCGAGGGCCATTCAATGTGAAAACTCGTGCGGCAGACATCGCAGTAAGCCTTGATGCCTTGCGTTGCTCCGAGAATTGTCCATTCCACAGCCATTATGATTTCCCAGCGGCTTCTTTTACCGCGTCGCGAAACGCAGCGGACAGTTTTGCGGCGTAAGCCTTTGCCTCTCGCTGCTGCTGCTCGCGCCATGCCTTTTCGTTTTCTGTGAATTGTTCCGCCCGAATCTCGAGCAGGTCAAAGGCTATAACCTTGGCAAGTTGTTTCACGGCTGCCTGAACTTGCCGAAAAGCTGCCTTCTTGACCTTTACCGTCTCTTGGCGAGCTTTGTTTCGCCGCTTAAGTCGCGCGAAGTACGCCGCACTCTTCTTCTCAGGCTTCGACTCCGATTTTCTTCGAGGGGCGGGAGTTCGATCAAGCGGTTCCCATTCGAAATCCCCGAATCGGACGCCGGGCGGTAACGCCAGTATTTTGTGGTCTCGCTTACCCATGTTCTCGCCTACGGGTGTTACCACTCGCCATGAAGCCGCCCACTCCAAGCCGAGGGTCGCCAGCGCACACCCTGGGCCCGCCAAGAGGCCACCGGGCAAAGAAAATTTGGTTAGATCCCAAAAAATGCTTGATTTAGTACTACTAGTTCTGGCATGATGGGTGTGTTCGTGAGGGAATTGGGTAAGTTGCTCCTCACCTGATACTGTTTCACCCCCACCTGAGTATATAAACCCACAAATTCAACGCTACGGGTGTACCCAAACATGGTTTTTTGTACGCTTCCGGGCTGTACCAACCAGTTCGAGCCTAGGCGCAAGGATCAACGTTTCTGCTGTCCAGCTCATCGAGCGCGATTCGCCTATCTTCCAGTAAAGGAGGCTAACTGCGTTCGCAAGAACACGGAGTTCGCTGCCCGGAACAGGGATAGATCGCTGGGCTTTGACGGTCGGTACGGTGGTCCCGGGAGTTCTGCTTATCGGGCCACACCTGTAGCTCGCTAAAAGGAGATAGAGATGAACGCAGCAAACGCAGCAATTTTACGCAAGAATCTACGGGAACGAATGAACTGGGACGGCCACGTCCACTGCACTATGGACGATTTGGGTCTGATTTTTGCGGACGGAGTCCGATTCGGGCAACAGCATCCAAACACCGACTTCGGTAGCAACGTGGAAGCGACACAGAACCATAGAAATGCT